TTAACGCTCCCAAACTCATGAATATCACAAACATCTGTCGTTTCGATCCGTCCAATAACTCTCTCACATTGACCACCAGCAACGAACCATTTACAGTTCCCGCAGAGCTTTAACCTTTCTTGGACTTCTGACAACCGCAACCAACTTTTTTATCGATGAGTTGTTTCATAATAGTTTCGCACTCGGATTTGGCTCTTGAAGATATGATAAAATAACTCGTAAAATTTCTGTTTGATCAATACCGCGCACTTGCATATCACGTATTGCATTTTTTAATTGATCTGCACTAAAAGATTCTTGCAATGGTAAAAGTGGATCTGGGAATTGCGCGTTGAAGGGAATATCACCACGTCGGTAATTTACTTGGACTTTATCTATGGTAGGGACCACTGGAGTATCAATAGGATTAACGCTCCCAAACTCATGAATATCACAAACATCTGTCGTTTCGATCCGTCCAATAACTCTCTCACATTGACCACCAGCAACGAACCATTTACAGTTCCCGCAGAGTTTTAGCCTTTCTTGGATTTCTGACAACCGCAACCAACTTTCCTATCAATGACTTGTTTCATAATAGCTTCGTTCATTTTTACGGTTTCAAATGACATGATTGGACCAGGAGGTGCTTTACCGCCGCCCATTGAACCGCCAAAACCGCCGTCACCGCCACCTTGACCGCCACCGCCAGATTGACCGCCACCGCTAGGAGCTTGCTGTTGTCCACCAGGAGGTTGACCACCGCCGCTGCCGTGTGGATATTCGCCACTTCCCATGCCACCTTCTTCGTGACCTGGAGCTTGAGTTTGAGCTGGATGAGGTTGCATTGGAGGTTGTTGTGGCATTTGAGGCATTGGAGGGGGGGCTTGCATTGGTAATGGAGCCATTGGCATTTGTTGTTGAGTCATAGCCATTGGGTCATTTGGCATCCTTGGTAAATATGGGTGATCCATTGGCGGATGTTCTGGTCCGCCACAAATATCACATGGAGCGCCTGGCATACTTGGCATTTGTTGACCGCCCATTGGCATACCACCTTCTTCGTGCATTTGTCCCATTGTATTAGCAAAACTTGGATTCATAGATGTTGGCCAGGTTCCTGTATTTTGTTTCTGAACTGGCACTAATGTCATAGGGGGTGATTGATCATTCATTGATTCTCCAAGGTTTTTGTCGTTTTTAGTTGTTTTGCCTAGCTGTGAATTGGCAATAGCCCACGCAGAATCTTCGGATTTACCCTTACCTTGCAATTTTATTGCTAAGTCGTGGACTGCTTTAGGCATTTTTGTAACTCCTGACTAGATGCCATGTTGGTAGATATTTGTCGCGAAGGCAAGCTGGCGGTTGCCAGTCTAACATCGCATCTGGGATCCAGACTGGACTACTGGTTAAGGAAGCACCTAAGTCAGCGCTGAAAGTTATATCATTAGTTCCATCGGTTATAGTTTGAAAATTACTCATAATTACGTCCGAATTGCCAGTCTTGGGACTGATCGCCTCGTTTGTATTTATTTTGGATATCCCCACGGACATCTTTTGCCATACTATCATAAATAGGATTATTCATTGGCGGGCTGCCCATTACTTGATTATTGAACTGTGGGGGTATTTGTCCACCACCTATGTCATGTTGCGGTAAGTTCATGTTATCATCATAATATGGTTGCTCACCCTGCATTGGTTGACCTGGTTGCGCTCCCACTCCTTGTAATGCCATAACGTTCATTGGGTCGTTATAGAGTTGTTCCATTTGCACATCGACATCTTTAGTAAGTCCTAATCCTGCCTGCTCGAATAATTTGCGTAATTCTGCTGGGTCCTTGGGTAATGGTGAGTTTATGTAAATTTCTAATAGTTTGATTTGGTCCTGCACGCTGATATCCTTCTTTTCGACTTCGCCAAATTCTAGCTCGAATCCTAGATCGTCCCACGGTACCGTTGTTAGTCCGCCAGTCTTAATATCAGGAATTCCATTGGCTGCATACCACGGCTTGAAGAATTTTTCGACGAGCTGTTCTTTTACTGCGATTGGAAATGCCGAAAGTCCTATTTCGTCAAGTACGGCAGAAGTTTTTGCATTTGCGTACTGATGCGACTCACTACTGCCTTGCTTACCACGAAAGTCGTTCATGGCCTTAAAGATGGGGCCTATTGTTAAATCAGCAAATTGTGACGGATTGAAATTACGAGCTTGCGTTCCAAGTTCTTGTACCTCAACCTTAGTTCCCGCAACTACGTCCTGACCCACTTCGAGATTATTTACCTGAGCTTCTAGGTTCTTTCTCTCATCCTCTGAACCACTCATCACTTGCCAGACGTTTCGTGAGATGTAACGTTGCTCAGCCATTTGCATATTGAACTGTGTAGCATACTTTCGCTCCAAGAGACTTGGCAGTGTATTTGTCACTGGACCCTCTGGGGTCGGCATTGTAAAGACTCGCGGAGAAACCATTGAAATTCCGAATCCCGTACCGAATACACTAGCATCAACTGGGTTCCAACTAAAGTGAATAATCTCACCAGGATTATGATAGCCTTGGTATTCCGCACCTCGGAATTCAAACTTGTATGGAATTCTCTGTCTGTCCCACCACACTCTTACAAAGGAGGATATAGGAATGTGCATGAGGTCATCAAATCGTCGCACGTTGGCGATACCCATGCGGGGCTTCCAAACAGAATTTCCATACCATAATAATTCTTTAACGAGTCGCGTGTCAAATGTATCAAACATAAAGTCCTCTGTAAATTTAGTAAAATAATCAACGAATTCTCTTGATTCAGCTTTAACGTAATGTTCACCGCCAGTAACCTGGGAAGCTAAGTGATTAATTGCAAGTTGCGCATCTTCGTCAACTTGGAGCGCTGCTGCTTGCTGTTTAAAATTAATTGCGGGTGTATCAAATGTCCGCGAAGTATAGCCCTCGCGCGAGTACGCGCCCACGGTAGAAATTTCTGGTCCGAACACTGGCTGGGAAAATCCAGGCTGAGTTTCATAGGTCATAAAATTTTTGATATCTTGAACCCCGACAGACCCTAATGGCCTATAACGCGGGGCTGGAGCTGTGTCAATAATACCTAACTTTGTCAGACCGTTAGTTAGCCTGGATCTCCAAGTCAATGTGTTTCTTCCACTACATCATGACTTAAAGTTGTTCGCGGGACGGGTACGGCTATAAAATCCGAATATTCCTCGGCTTTAAGATATTTGCCCCCCATGCCTCTTGGCGGCGTTTTATGGAGAATTAAGATGCAATAGCATTGATAACAGAGCTGAAAATCACGCCAGTTGATAGCGCGCGTAGAATGACTGTGTTTCATACAGTCGGTACCTTTTCGATACCCTAGACACATTGCCACGTATGATCTATTAGTGCAGGCGCTTTATATATCGCCGTACTAAAACATTTTTACCTAATTTTGCGTCTGCGCTTGACGGGAGTTATCATATACTGACTTGGACGGAAATTCTGCGCGGCCACTAGATTATAAATAATTGACATAACTGAGTCTGGCGGGTGATTATACTCCTTACGCGCGCGTTGTCTAGGATCTTCGACTCTGACTTGTTGTTCTTCTTCCAGGTCCTTGCGAGTTACCGCTGTAAAGTCGTCCATCAAGAAATCAGTTTCCCAATCGTTCATGTGAGGTATCATAAACATGGGTCGCTGCTTTTCTAGGCTTTCTGGGAACAGTGGATGTGATACCCTCATTCCGATAAAATCGACAAAATTCTGAATAACAGTTGTTTTGTCAATTTGCAATCTTCCCGTTTGGGTCCCATGTTCATCAGTCTCTTGGTTATAGTCCATTTCAGGTTTTGTCTCATCTCCAACTGTTCTGCACCCAAGAAACCTAAAACCACCGAGTCCTTTGTATTTGACATCTTTATCGTCCCTTCCGCCGTCTTGCATTAATTTTACTTGTATTGCCCCATATCCGAGGTCCCCGACTCCGCAGTCGATTCCATAATCTGCAAACATCTCTGCCAGATAGCGTGC